CCCACCGATACATCCTACATGCACCTTCTTGCCAAGCAGGATTTGCTTGATGATCCATGTGGTCATCTGCTTGAATTGATCCGCATCAGAGGGGATGCCCATATCGGGAATCGAGAACAGAAAAGACTCCCCTGAAACCCACGGGAACGCTTTAGGCGACTTTTCGATGCTGTAGTCGAGGCCGATGTATATGTCCGCATCCGAAACGGCTGGGTGGCTACAGGAGCCTCCGTGGATCACCATCCCATCTTTCAGGGGAAGTGGCTTGTGTGACTCGTAGCACCGGGGGGCGAATTTGGTGTGCGACTTCCCGAACCGATCAGGGTACTCAAAGTCTTCATCGAAATGCTTGCTCATGGCCTTACCTCCGTTAATTTGACTTTCAACCCCGGCATGATCGTCACCCACCCAGAGGCTTCCTTGGATTCCTTAATCGCTTGCTGCTTCTGCTTGATCTTCTCCACCTCCAGCTTGGCCTTGAACTTGCTGGGGTAGCCGTGCTTGGCTACCTGTGCGTCCTTCTGATTCTTGTAGGATTTCAGGGCACCAAGTTCCTCCACTAGGAACCAATCCACATGGCCCTCAAAGGATGACCCGAGGATTCCACGGCACATGTCCCATGCCGACAACACCGACCCATCCGACCCGAGGCTTACCTCGTGAGATGCAATTAATTGCGGTATCTGCCCTGACCGCTGCACATCGAGAATCTTGTAGATGTCCCCACTGTAGTTCTCGTACAGCATCCCTTTGTTGAAGATGGGGCCGTTGTTATGGCACAGGGTAAAGGCGGTATCCATCATCATCTCCGCAGTGATCTTCCCCACCACGAAGTCCCTTAAAACGTCGGCCACATTGCCCCAAGCCTTGCCCCCGTAACCACTCTGATAGTTCCCGGTGTGGAACACCTCGCACAGGTACTCCACGTACTGCCCTATGGGCATCTGGGGTTTGGATGAGCGGAAGGTGGATGCTGCTCCCTCCGAACTTTGATGGCGGATGTTGCTGAACAACTCGGAGACATACGACCCGTACTTGGCCTTCATGGCGAGCCAGTAGGGATCGCTGGGGGAGTGCTTCTCATGCCTGCTTTCACGGGTGCATATCAGGAGCATGTAGAAGAACATCCTCACCGATCTGGCTGACAAGTTCCAATGGTACGCATCGAGGATGGGCAGGTACTCCCCCAGAGGCTCGTACAGGTGCTTGCGCTGACGAACCACACTCACGGCATGGTTCAACAGGTAGAACATCAGGGCATCCCTTTCAGGAGAACCCTTGATCTTCTCGGCCACTTGCACCCCGATGAGGTGAGTCATGCTGGCGTCCGAATCCTTCATGTAGGTGTTCAGACTATCCACCACCGTGCTCAAAGGAACCGCGCTCATGTTGCGGAACTGGAGTGCTGGCCTTACGCCCAATTGAAACGCCAGCGTGTCAGCCCTTAGACTTTGCTTCATTAGCACCTCCTTGTGCTTGTTGATACATGGATAATACCAGAATTGCGCCGTTTGTCAAATGATTTTGAACAGCTTCAGCAGTCGGGTAATGAAGTCGTCCTGCGCCGCCACCGGCACGGGGGCAACGTAGTGGTGCGGGGCCACCAGCAGCTTGTACCACTCAATCACCTCGGCAGTGTCGAAGCCGCGAACATACGCCCGTTGCTCCTCGGTTTCGATGGCATGCGAACTGTAGTCCCGGCGCACCACCTTCACGGGATCGGGGTAGGGAACCTCCACCCCAACCGCTGCCGTTTGAACTTCGTAATCCTGCATCGCCTTGACCATGCACCCCATGAACAACCCGGTACGGCCCACGCCACCCCAGCAGCCGACATAGATGTCCTTGCCGTTGTACAACTCGCTGAGTGCAAAGCACAGGCCCTTCACCATGGCTGCTGGCTCAGGCACCGAGAAATCGACGGTATCCACGGCCATATCATGCGGATGGTTAATCTCCACGGCCATCTTGATCCCGGACAGGCGGCGGGTATGCGGGGCAAAGGACTTGAACGGGCCACCGAAGATGGTGCCCTCCACGTAGGGCAGTGTCACATGGATGCCATTACTCAGATTCATTTGATTCGACATGCTTTCTCCTAACAGTCTGGACATTTTGAGGTCACGGAAATGTACCCTTTGACACACTCGCCACAACCATATCCGCTACAGGCTGGGCAGGGTTCTTTGACGGTGATGCTCTTCTTGTCTTTGCAGGACAAGCAGGGTGGCGTCACCTCGTACAGCTTGCTTCGCAGGATGGGAAGGCCGGGAGCATCCACCAGCACCACAGACAACCCAGCCCGTTTGCTTTTTGGCACCCCCTGCTTCACCTTGGCTCCGGGAAGTAGGGTAGTCCAGTTATCGGGGGACAGGGCGCACGTAGCGCCTCCGTCTGCCATTAGGGTGATTCCCGTGGGGCCAGATGTAACCGACACCCGAACGTCACCCACGAAGAATTCCTGACCATCACGAAAAGTTAAAACTAGCGACATTACTTAGCCCCGCTTAAAAGGTCGTACCAGTAGATAGGGGTGGGGGACTTGCTATTGCCCTTCTTACCCAAGAGTTTCAACAGTTTCTTGTACGCTTCCATGCCCCCAAATACATGCTTGAGGACTACATCCGAAACGTCCAAGGGGCCTTCAAATGCCATCAAGTCGGCCACGGTATTGACAGCGCCCATCATACGCACTCCCGACGCCTTCAGGTCATTCATCAAGGAGGGGGTAATGCCCAATGGGAGCTTCACGAACACCTTGGCCCTCGTATCAGGGTGCCACTGTGCAATTGACTGCACTTTCAAGTTCATAGCCGGTACGGCTTGATCCACTCCGAAGATGGTGTTGAGCACCAAGTCACAGGGGGCCAAGTAGTCGCTCAGGGTCTTCAGATCAACGATGATCTCCTCCGCTTTTCCCGCCTCCAGAGCGAGAGCTTGGCCCAGCACCTTGAGCCTGTATGCGATGGCGGTTTGAGAGCATGCCCCGGTGCCTTCCAACAAGGCCGTGTCAATGAACAGGGACTTGGAGGTTGTAGCCGCCACGGAGTCAGACATCTCTTTCAAGTCCATGTGGTAACTGAGTTCAAGGCGCTCGGTGAATTCTGAGCCGGTGGCCCAAGACAAGATTTCATTCACCGCCTCCCCCTTCTCCCCGGACAGAACTGGCACATCCGTGGCGAACCACACGTTACCTGTGGTTCCGTCAATGGTCACCTTCACGAACTGATTGACTGTGATCGAGGATACCGTGTGGCAGTACCCCTCCTCGACGATCAGGTCAGTGCAACCAACCACGCAGGTCTTGTTCATCCCCCGTGCCACCACCGCTGCATGGGAGGTCAAGCCTCCGGTTGCGGTCAGGATGCCCACGCAAGCATTGATCCCGGCGATGTCGTCAGGGTCGGTTTCCTTGCGGATCAGGATGCACGGCTCCTTGCAATTGATTGCAGCGTCCGAGGTGAAGACGGCCACACCAGAGGTTACCCCTCCGCCTGCTGGGATGCCCGTTAGGTGGGCTTTCTCCTTGAAGGTGGGGTCGATTGTGTCCTGCAACACCGAGAGAAGCTGGGACTGCGTAACTCGCTTTACAGCGTCCGCCTTGGAGATGATCCCCTCGTTGGCGAGGTCAAAGGCGATCTGGAAGGATGCCTTCGGGCTGCGCTTACCATTCCGAGTTTGCAACAGGTACAGCTTGCCGTCTTGAATGGTAAATTCAACGTCCTGCATGTCCTTGTAGTTCTGTTCCAGAGCCACCAAGAGTTCCACCAGTTGATCGTGAATCTCGGAATTCCACTCAGCCATGAGGCCAATAGGCTGGGGGGTACGGATACCGGCAACTACGTCCTCTCCCTGTGCGTTTATCAGGAATTCGCCTTCTGGGAATGGGGTTCCCGTGCTGGGGCAGCGAGTGAAGACAACTCCCGTAGCCGAATTGTCGTTCAGGTTGCCGAACACCATGGACTGCACGGTGACTGCTGTGCCCCAATCATCAGAATACCCGTGAATCTTGCGGTACTCCACGGCTCGGGGGTTATTCCAAGACTGGAACACCGCTTCAATTGCCCCCATCAACTGCTCACCGGGAGTGTCCGGGAACGTCTGACCTTGGGTTCCTACGATCTTCAGGAAGCGGGAGCACAGGCGCTTCAGGTGGTCACCCGATAGCTCGGCGTCGAACTTCACCCCTGCGTCGTGGCGCATCTCTGCAAGGGCATCCTCGAAGTGCTCCATGGGAACTCCCAAGGCCACCGACGAGTACATCTGGATCAGTCTGCGGTATGAGTCGTAAGCCGTGCGGTCACCAAGGCGTTCAGCCCAATCACCTATGGTATCGCTTGTGATGCCTACGTTCAGGATTGTGTCCATCATCCCCGGCATTGATACCCGTGAGCCTGAGCGGACTGACAACAGGGGAGTGTAGCCAAACTCCTTAGTCAGGTACTCGATCCCAGCCACCGCCTCGTTCATTACGCCTACCTTCAGGGCGGCTTTCAACGCGGCATTTGACTTCACCTTCTGGTAATGCACCGACACGCTACAGGGGATAGTGAAGCCGGAGGGGACTGGGAGGCCAAGGGATGCCATCTCAGCAAGGTTGGCCCCCTTTCCACCCAACAGGTTCTTCATGCTGGCGTCCCCATCTGTCTGGGAACCAAACAGATAAATGGCGTATGGGGAATTGGTATTGCTGGTCTTTGCTTCCACTTTGCACCTCCTTGTGCGTTTGGGATTGATGAGATTATGCCAGAATCTAAAAGTTTGTCAAGCGGTATTTCATGGGCCGAGGTCGGGGCCTACCCACCAGTTCATGAAGGCATGAGCCTGACAACGCAAGTCGTCCATCGTGCCATCATTGACTATGCGGTAGTCGTAGCCATTACGGTAGATGATCCCCTTCTCGGATGAATGATCCCCAGCCACGCATCCGGGGCGAAGTAGGTGAATGATCGTGCCGCCTTCCTTGCGAATCCAAGCGGCCTCGTTCTCGTAGCGGACATCCGTAATGATCAGTGCTTCGTTGCGGATTACTGACTCCCGCCACACCGGCTTCAGCGGGTCAATGAACAGGTCATCACCGAACACCGGGCGCAGGCCATCATTCACCTTAGTCATTACCTCCCGAGGGATCACCCCTGTGTCCTCCCATGGAACGTCCTTGGTGTTGTCGTCGTAGAACACCGCCAAAGGGATACCTGAGATGGTGTGCGAGATTTGCTTCACCGTATCCCCGAAAGCAGCCATGCGGGTGGTGGTTCCCATGATCTTCGCCAGCATGTCGCCAAGGGTGTTCTTCCCGCACCGCTTGAAGCCCTGAATGCCTAAGAGTTGCATTTCGTCATCTCCTCGATAATCTGTGCCACTTCTTCCACCGTGGCATCATGAGGCTCGATACCCGCGATCTTGCCCATGTCGAACAGGAAGTCCCGCAAGCCCTGCACCTCAGGGTCGTAGCCTTTCATGGCTTGGATTGCCGCCACCGGGATTCGATTGATCGTCAAGACGCCATCCTTGCCTGCCTTCTTGCAGCACAGAATGTGGGTGTTCTTCTGGGAGGTCGCCTGATCGGTCAATCCCTTGCCGATGTTCTGGGCACCGATGTTCAGGATAGCCTTCTTCTCCGCTTCCACGCTGCTTGCGGCGGTCACAATGCGTTCCGATACTGACTCGTCACCATCAGTGTGCGAATACACCCGCCAAAGTTGCTCTACCATTCCCATCTCCTTAAAGGAACACGGAGCCGAAGCCCCGTGCAATTAATTTCACGCTACTTGAGTTCTTCCCGTGGGGGTCAGACCCTTCTCAGCCAAGTGGGCTTGCAGGGCTTGCACCTGCCGCCAGCGATGCCCGGCGAACTGGCACACCTGCTGCACGGCGATGCTGATGATCCTCATGTTCATCTTGGTAACATCCCACTGGATGCTGTAGTCCTCCCCCTGCTCCTTGGCGTAAGTCATCAGAGCTTCCCGCACAACAGGACTCATGCGGATGGGGTTGAAATGCTGGTGCTTAGGCTTGCCCATGTCACACCTTCCCGTGCTTGAAGGTGATCTCGAAATGACCTTCCACCAGTTCCCGCTCGGCGTCGGCATAAATGGCCGGGTAACGGTCGGCCACCTGATCAAACACGCTGTTGAAGGTCAGGCGGATTTCTTCTTCGGCATGGCGACTGGTACGCATTTCCAGCACATGACGCAGAGCACGGTGGTTGAACGTGCATTCAATGTGGTTGGCGATCCCGTTGCCAATGACACGGCGGAAGGCGCTGGTCAGCTTCTTCTTGGTGGCAAAGTCTTGGCTGTCGATACGGCTGACTTCGGCCATCTTCTTGATGATCTTTTCCTGATGCAGGATAGCTTCCTCGAACAGACCGGCCAGTTCGATGTTTTCCTGAATGCAGGTCGGGAGCCAGAAGGGCAGGTCGTCAAGGCGCACGAAGCGTCCCGAGAGTTGCGAGTATGCTGCCCCGGCGCGATGGCGAACCAGTTCATGGGTCAGCACACGAGACACGTTGGTCAGCATGAGATTGACCACACCATGCTCAAGAACACTGCCGTGCTTGGTGGCGATCAAGCCCTGCTGGATGTAGTCGAAGTTGTTGCGGGTGCCAACCTTCGTCAGGTTCTTGTTCAGGTCAGTGCTGAAGGACATGTAGCAGAGCTTGCCTGCCGCTTCAACGATGACCTCGGTGCCGGATTCGGCATCGGTTGTCCATTCAGGGACGCCAATCTCTTCAAGGAAGGCTTTGAATCCTGCCTCCATGAGGGTGGTTTCCCCGATGATGAACGCCTTGGGTTGAACTAATTTCATTGTGACTCCTCCTGATGGTGGGTGTAAATCGGCCAGTGCTCCGCTTTGGAAACAACTCCGGCCAGAATGTCGTCGATGGACAGGTCGCACAGGGTCTCCATGCGCCCCAGAACGAACTTCAGGTTACCAATCTCCGCGCCCAATTTGACGCGGTTGGTGATCCTTTGGGGGTCGTCAGGGTGGTAGGAGGCGTAGCCATGCCGCAGAACCTTCATAGCGGCTTGAACTATCTCCCCTGCCTCCTCGGCAAGACATTCGAGGCGTTCTTCCTCGGCGTCCGTCAGGCCATTGGTGGTGCTCATTTCCCGGCCCCGACTGAATGCACAAGCGGGATGCCACCGGGGCCAATGGGCATGTAAATCTGGGTATGGCTGGGGCTACCGGCCATGCGCTCTTGGGCCTTGATTGCTTCATGCTGCAAATAGCGATCAGTCAGAGAGGAGTTGATGATCTCCTGTGCGCTGGCAATGCCTTTGGCCTCCTCCACCCTGATCTCGGCCCGTTTCTGCTCCACCGTGATCAACTGAGCCTGCTGCTGGATTTTGATCTCGTTGAGGGTGACTTCGTTCTCGGCACTGGTTCGGGATTGGTAGCGCCAGAAGGCCGGAAAGGCGAACATGACTGCGATGACCAATACCACGAGAATAGCAATGACCATCACTGCTACGCCGATGGACTTACCGGAACTGATGCTTCTTTCGTTATAACTCATGGTGCTCTCCTTATGTCACAGTCACTCAGCTTACTGGAAGCAGTGTGACATTACGCGATGGTGGCACCCGCTGCCTTGGATTCGGCGGCGTAGTCCCGGTTCTGGGCATGGGCAGCATTGAAGCGAAGATCGGGGTAACGCTTCTCCAGCTTCTTGATGTTCGACTCGGCCACAGCGAGGATGTCCAGCTTATACACCCAGCACAGCTTGGTCAGGTATTCAAGATACTTGACGGCGAGGTCTTCCAGATGTTCCTTGTCCATCACCTTGCCGTAGAACACCCCCTTCTTCACGTAGTCGGTGAGGGTTGCCGCCGTGATCATCAGCTTCACGGTCAGACCACCCGAGTCGCCATTGCAAGGCAGCTTGTCAAACGGGATGATCTCCGCATTGACCAGATGGAACAGGTTTGCCATGTACCACATGCAATCCCCGAGTTCCCCGATGGTGTGGTCATGGAAGCCGAAGCCCAACTCGGCCAACTCGCCAGCTTCCCCAGCCATGCCCATGGTGCAGTGGAGAACCTGCATTTGCCAAGGGTCGTCCTTCATGGTGCGGACGGCGAGTTCCCTGTACTCCTCCAAACTTTGAATCATACCTACTCCTTCTGGTTGATGGGTGCTACTAGAACTACGGTTTTTTAGACCAGTAGATGGTGTTGGGCGGGGGCAGATCATCCCGCACCACTGAATTATATTCCCTCCCACCGGGGGACACGTAAATGAACGATCCTTTGGCACTCCCCTTCATGGTGACGATATTCACCCCCTGCACCGTAGGCTGGGATGGTTTGGGGCTGAACATGGGTGTCCATTCAGCGTCAGGAGTGATCGGCCCCACCCGGCTCATAGGGTAGCTTTGGGCAGAGGAGCCGTAGCCTACCAGTGAATGATTCACGGTGCTCACATATCCGGGGTAGGACACAGGGCCACGGAATCCGCCAAATGGGCCACGGTAACCATTTATGGGGCCACCCGCCATGGCATTGCTTGCCACCAGTAACGCTATCAGGATTGTCTTCTTCATCTCGCCCTCCTTGGCAGTGAAATTAATTGCACTGACCCTATGATACCCGTTTTCAAAAGTTTGTCAAGCGGTGCTACTTGCCCAACCACACGATCTTGAAATACTGCTTGACTTCATTGTCCCACTGCACTAGCCCCATCTGAGCCAGCCTCCCGAGGATCGAGGATTTAGTCCGCTCAAGAGCAAAGGCCAGATCATTGATCGCGGCCCCTCCCTCAAACTGCACCCGGAGGAATTCCTTGTCCTCGCTCGACCATTCGGTATGGTGTTTGGCCGGTGCGCTCACGACATGTCCCACGATTCGCGCCACCCCTCAAACTGACTAAAGCGAGGTTTGCCCCCGGTCTTCACGGCTGGCTTGAACTTGTAGCGCATGATCTTGCCGATGTACTTGGCCTTGTTGTTCCACACCTCGTCCTGTAGCTTCACCGTGGGCACTGGCATTCTGAACTCGATTCCGGTGTGGATGTCTCGAACGACGAACACCCCGGCGCGGCCTGAGCCTACCTTGTTCTCTTGATGGGATGACTTCTTCTTGAAGCCAAGTTCATTGACCACGGAGGGGTTGTTATTCACCTCCCCTTCAAGGATGTCCAGAATCAGGGCTTCACTGGTAAGCCAAGGGACGTAGCGCATGAATCCGCCTTCCTTGGCTGTGCTGCGCCCCTGCTTATAGCGGAGGTTGGGAGCACGAAGCACCAAGCCCTCATAGCCCAAGGTCAGGGACTCCAGACCGTACTCCTTCACATCTCCGACGGACTTCATTATTCGGAAGGGGACGACCTCGATAAATGGCACCAAGGAAGCCTGTACAAGCTCTTGGCGCACCTGAAGCCGTGCAATGAAGGGAAGGGTAGGGTGGAACACGTCGAACGCATGGAGGATCACGTCAGGCATTCCGTCGCCAGAACCTACGCCAGAGGTGGTATTGACGAAGACATTCTCGTCATGGAATGCGCCGACAACCAGTTCCCCTTCAAGACCATTAAGGCACTCATGGCTGAAGAGCCGGGAAGTGTGCTTATTGCGGATGGGCTTGAGGGATCGGGCCAGCAATACGCTGGATTGGATGCCTCCGCGCACACCATTCAGCTTGGGCAGGGCGATAAGCGATCCCTGCGTTTTGAAGTCCCACTCTGACTCGGAGAAGTCTGCCGCCAGATTCGGGCTGAAGGTTCCGAGCGATGGTGCTGCCTCAGGCTTCAATGCGGTTTGCGGCTTCTTGATGAACGTGATTGCCATGGTGCTCCTTTCGTAGATATTCTTCCGGGTCATCGGTGAAGATTCCCCGCCATTGATAGTTGTCAAGAATCCCATACATCCCAGACTCCTGCATCACCAGTTCCAGATACTCCGTCTTGAATGGGATTCCTCGGTAGGCTGATCCTGCTGAGTGCCAAGTAGGGTCGATCATCTTACCATCAGCATCCAGAATCCAAGCATGATGCACAGCGATGGGGGCGAACTCCAGCAGTGCAAACCCTTCCACGTAGGTCAGGGATTCATCGGACAGCACCAGCCGTGCAGAGTTGGAGAAGCACTCCTTGTCCGTCATCTTGCGGTAGCCGGGGGGTCGGAGGCGTGGCTCGAAGTCAAGTCCATGGTCTATCACCAGCTTGTGGATGGATAGGCCATGGTTCATGGGATTGCACTGCACCATCAGGTCGTGCATCTGCCGCATTTGTGCCATCAGTTCAGTAGTCATCACTGCGCCCGTTCTTCTTGTAATCAGCCACCAGCTTGTGCTCAAGCTCCAACCACTCTGCCTTGGTCAGCTTGGCTTCCATGAACTTGCAAGGCTTGTCCCGCAAGGTTGCTATCTCTATGTCCTCTGCCCAATACCCGTTGATCCCCACGGAGTAATCAGGAAAGCACACCACTCCCTTGACGAGAACTGGGAAGCCCCCCTTGACGGTGGTTTCCACGCTGTAATGTGTTGAGTATCTGCCCATCTCGCACCTCCTTGTGCCGTGCAGTTGATTGCACCCGATACCTGAATGATACCAGAATCGGGTAGTTTGTCAAGGATTATCGCACGACGTAATAGGCACGGGATTCCCCGAGGCTGAAAATTTCCCCGGTAGCCGTATTGATGAATCCGGGCTTGCCGTTCCCCAGAGTGGCTTTTTCGATAGGGGCGTGGTAGTCCCGTTCGGTCGTGGCGAGGAAGGATTGCACCGCAGAAATGGAGTCGAAAACGATGTTTTGGAGAACGAGCATGGCAGTCCTTAGGGGGTGGGAGTTCCATAAGGTTACCAGAATTTAGAAGTTTGTCAAGCGAGTTTCAACAGCACCTTGTTGCGCCTGTTCAGGGCGTCACGCATTCCCTCCTCCAAGTCCTGCCGGTTGAATGTCTGGTACAGGGAGATGAAGGCCGGGACTACCTCGTCCATCACTTTGAGTTCATCCCCGGTAGCTCCCCATTTGCCTGTCCTTGTTTCCCTGTCCTTCACGGAGTTGATTACACGGAAGGCTTGCTGCATCAACAGTAGGGCTTCCCGGCTCCCTTCTACGGCTGGTTTGCATGCGGCGAAGAACATGATCAAGTCCATGCCAATCCGTGCGTTATAGAATCCTTGGCGGAGGGCTGTAACTGCCATGCGAGCTTTTGTTTCAATTTGTTGCTGCTGGGTGATAGGAAGGGGTAGGTTGCCCCCTGCCATCGCTTTGTGGGGCTGATACGCCCTTCTTGGCTTCTTGGTCTTAGACATCGAGTTCATCCCTCCAGAGGTGCGGGTGGTCAGAGTAAATGGGGCCGATGTGCCCACTAGGGTATCCATCCAGCACCCCCATGAACCCCATCCTCATTGCCCAATCCATCGCGTACCCCTTCTTGATCGGTACGCCCAAATACTTGGCTCGGGGGTTGGCCTGAACCTTGGGCATTGTAGGATCAACGATGTAGCCATCCCGAGTAGAGCACCATCCGTGCCCAAGAGGGTAAGCCACCCCATCATCCCCGGTGATCAGCACTACCCCCTCGCAGTAGATCAGGTTGCATTGGGAGGCTACTTGAAACGCTGCATCGTAGCACCGCGAATTCGGAAAGAGTGGCGTAGTCAGGTCGTGCGGCCTGTTCTTGAAGATCGTGCCGAACTTCAGCGAGAAGGGCTGGAACAGCTTGGCCCTTGCTATCTCGCATTCAAGATCAATCCTCAGGCAAATACCCTCGGTCACGAAATAGTCCTTGTAGTTCATTGGTCTGTGTGCGATCCCGGTAACCATCAGTGCTCCTATATCAAGTGCATTCGTTTTGCCATCCAGAAGTACGCAGCATAAGCAGGGTAGATTCTCACCAAGGGGAACTCCTGAAGCACATCCAAGAATAGTCCTGCCACTGCCCCTTGGGGTACGGAAGAGTGCCTCCATACCCGTGTGTAAATGGGATTGGAATCCCCCTCCTCGGATACTGCCACCTTCTCCTTGAAGTAGGTGGTTGTCTCCATCTTCCAGTCCAATGGGTCGGATGACATGGGGGCGGTTACGGGTGTGTCTTCGGTCAGGATGCAGGTCAGGGTATGGTGGGGGCTGGATCGGATTGCTCCGGTCTCGGGGCCACCTACCAGAACCAGTTGATTTAGGTCGGGGCCTGCCACCACCATCTTAGTTACTGGGCCACCAAGGTGATGCACTGACTGGGTGACCCCCTCAGACACCTGAGGACATTCCCCCAGCGTTATCCTGTCAGTGAGCCACTTGATCGCCATCGCCTCGCTCGTCGGCTGGAGGCCAGAGTCTAACAGGTACTTATCCACCTCTGCGAACAAGGTAACCCCTGTGATGAATCTGGCGCGGATGGTGTAAGTCATGTTCCAGTGGTTCATCATCACTTCTGTCTCTTGAATCATCTTGCAGGCTCCCCACATCTGTTGCAGGTTGTCTATCAAGTGGTGAGACTGGATCATTGCCATGATTTTCTCCTCAGCTTCTTGGGGACTGGGACTTCGTTTCGGGTAAGGTAGTCGGTGAGGGCGGGGCATTCGTGCCAGTCTTCACGACCATCCACAACTTCACACTCAAGACCATTATCCACATAGCAGTGGCTACAACTGCGACACTCGCCCCAAGCATTATCATTGAAATGATCGGTAATGAACTCCATTCCCTGACAGCTACCACCCCCAAGACGATGAGGGAAGCGGTAAGCGCGGCAGTTGCAATTAATTTCACCGGGCCTACGCTTTCGTTTCTTCTTTGCCACATTACTTGCCCCTCTTGCTCTTTCTTTTGGCCTCGTTATACGCCTCGCCGGGATTGACCCGCTTACCCTTCTTTCCCCATGGGGCCGTGGGCTTCACGTATCCGAGGGCAGCGTCCAATTCTTTCTTGGTCACCGGCCCTTGGTATGGGTAGGTGAGTCTCATCGTGTCCCCTTGCTTCAATAGTCCGCTGGACACCACCTGCTCTATGGATTTCATGAAGCTCTCCTGCGAGGTCTCCATGGCGATGATACGGCGCTCACGATCATAGGCTTCAATGAAGTGCCTACGCCCCGTGCATCTGGGCATGAGGATCATCAGGCCCTCACAATGAGCCAATGCCACGGCGAGGCTCAGGGTGGGTTTGCTGGTCGTTCTGAAGTGCTGGATGATCTGTTCCGGGGTCATGCCTGCAAACATTACCTTCTCCCTGACAACCCTAATTCATAGGCTTTGCGGATGGCGGTTGCCACATCCATCTTGCGCTGCTTGAAGGCCGAAGCCAGCTTGTTCAGTTCGTCCTGAATGGAGTCACCCTCCATGAAATACTGGCACACCACCGATTCATAGAGAGCCACCCGGCGACCACGGGCCTGCGGTGATGTCGATGGGCAGGTTCCAATGTTCCGCACCGAATTCGAGTCAATGAGCACCGTCTTGAAGACCGGCCCCAGAGACTTGGGGGAGTCTGCCACAGGCAACCCTTTGGAGTAGCACCAGTTGAACGCTTGGGCACAGGTGAATTGCTCCGTGTGCTTGGCGTACTCGATCAGTAGCCCTCGGGCATGATCCTGCCAGCTTGCATCGCTCATAGCACGAGAACCTGCACCGAGTTACGGGCTTCAACTATCTTGGTCTTGGCCTGTTTGGGGCCGAAGAACTTCCTGCAATGACCAGCCAAGCAACCAGACAAGGCCGTCAATGGTACGCCGGGAGGTGCGACGAACTCGCAGAATTGGCCTGACTTCAGCTTGCCAAGATTCTCCTTGATCTCCAGACTCGTGTAATCGTACAACTTCTTCCACTTCTTGGGAACCACGGGGGGTTTCACCTCCAGTGATCCAAAGGTCTCCCCTGTGATCGGGAGCCGGATAGCGAACTCGCACCCCATCCCGGCCAACCGGGTACGGATACGAGCGATCTCGTCCAGTTGAATCTCGCTCAGTCCGCTACCCGCTGTCTGGGCCATTGGTGTGTTCTTCTTTGGCACCAGTTGGATCGTCTTTACTTTGGCTACGGGATTCATCACATCTCCAATTGAGGATTGCGAAGTACCTCACGGCGGTTCTCATGCCGATCGGCTTCAAAGTTGGCGGCTTGTCGCTGGTAGGCTTTGTCGATGCCCCGATCCTGCGCGTACTTCAACCCGGCTTCAAAGGTCTGGAACTGGGTGATCACCAGCTTGGTTCCCCTGATATGGGTTGGGGTGTCGGTGTCGTCATCATTACGGATGGCGGAATGCACGGTTATCCAGAACATGCCGTACTTCAGGAATTGGATGGCCCAATAGGCCCCCTTGGTTACAAAGATGATTCTATACATGCTGCCTCCTAGCGGTATTGAAAGTGGGAAAAGTACATTGCATTCTTCGCTACACGGCGTTGGTCTGGGGTTACAAAGCAGTAATCCACATTGAACAGCTTGGATGCCAGCACCTTGTATTCGTCGGTCGGCACCCCATGGGTTTCAAGGGACTTTTCCTTGTCCTCTTCGGTTGCCAGATGGGGAAGCCCTAGCATCTTACGGGCGTGGTCGTCGTATCGGGTAGCTTGCTTCATTGGGCCTCCTAGTTGGCGTGGCACAGGACATACCGTGCCAATAGTTGATCTACGAAGAACACCTCGATCACGGTCACGCCATGGTCAAAGCGGGTCACATCCACGAACTTCTCTGGGTACTCTTCCCGGATGCGCTTCACTGCCCTCCCCAGAGCGGAGGCGTAGGAGAACCCGGCATAAACCATCACCTTCTCGATCTTCTTGGTGTTGGGCAATCGCAATTGGAGCACAAAGTTGTTCAATCCAACACCCCCGGCACGATGTCTTCCCACAACAGGCACCCGGTATGCAGGTTCTCTTCATCCCCGCCCTTGCGCCAAACGTCCTGAATCACCCCCTCGTGGTGGATGGTCAAGGTCACTGTGACATCCGACTCTGGAATCTCGGGGGATTCCACGCGGACTTCGGCTACTTCTTGCCATGTGTTGCCGCCGTCAAGCGACACTCTGATTGTGCTCATGCTTTCCCTTTCAAACAGTCCAAGTTCTGCTTATTCACCCTAGCCGCCAGCTTCAACTTCTTCTTCAGGTACTTGGTTGCCCGTTCCATGTCTTTTATGGCCGTAGTGGTCTCCTGCTCATACGTCAGGAAGTCATCAAATGTGACAGCTATATCCACCGAGCGCCCGACTTTGACCGTGTAAGTTCTGGCCTTCATTACATCGCACCTTCGTAGTTCTTCACGGTAGCCATCTGGCCTTGTGACTTGTTCGGCTCTTGAATTTCAGTGATCGTGGGCATCTCAACGAATCCGAGTTCCCGCAGGTGCTTGCAGGGCTTGCGAATTCCCCCTTTGGCGTGAATCCAAGCTGGGCACGAACAACGACCGTTGGTGAGATCGACGCGATACATCTTGTTCGGGTTGGATTTGGACTTGACTTCCACAACAATGCAGGAGCCGTCAGCGTTCTTGGCGTTACTGAAGATCGAGGATTCTGCGTACTGTCTCATGATGCCCTCCGTGGCGGTGAATGAGTGTCGATGTACAAATGATACCAGAATCCAAAAGTTTGTCAATAGGAATTTGCAGTTAATTGCACTAGAGAAGTACGACCGATCTGGACTCCCTGACCGGCAGCTTCTCGGCCCCTTCCAGTGCTTCATCGTGCCTGAGTCGATACGGTAGCAGGGAGTAGAACACCGTTGCGTACTCCAGCTTTGCCACCCACTCAAGAGACTCATGCGTCCCGGTATGAGTGGTGCTGGACTTGTACTGTAGGAAGAGTCCGAACTTCTTGAATACCCACCCATTCGGCTTGGCCGGTTCTTTGGAGCCTTCGAGTCCCAACTCCCGGTAGATAGTGTTCATCAGTTCCGCCTGTGCAGCGATGACCCTCTGTGCTTTCTCGATAGGCACCCCATCCAGAACATCCCCCAAGCTGTTGGCAATATCCACGGAGCCATCGGGCCGGTTGCCGAAGATGAACCAGTTTCCGCCCATCTTCTCGTCAATGTACTTCTCACGGCAAGGGTAGTTCATAACTTATCCTCCCATCAAATAGTTGCCCCGTTGAACCGGGCGATTGGCTTGCTCTGCTTTTTGCTTGGCTTCCCATGCGGTCACGCCCTTACGGCAGCGGGTGCATTTGCCATCGTACTCGGAGCCGTAACCCTTGCCGCACTTGCATACGATGCGCCCTGATCGTGGGCTACGCTGCTGACTGAAGTTCATCAGGGTTCCTTCCACCTGTGTGGGCGTACTCCGACTCGAACCAACTCAAGTCGAGGTCGGCATCTGCCACGTTCCCAAGCTGATGAATCTTGCACCCGCAACTCCAGATGACCCCATCAGGATCAACAGTCATGCTGTCACACACGCAACTTCCCATGTGCTTGGAGATCGGGATTCCTCGGGCCGGGTCAGCGGCTCGCCCCCATGGGCCTATGTGCTTCACGGTGCGAATATCCACCAGAGCGGCATCCCCATGCGTTCCTGTCAGCGCCTTGAATCTCCTAATCACGTCCTCGTGGATAGGATCGTGCCATTCGTCTTGGGACAGTTCCACCTGAAGGGGAATTCCACGCTCCACCATGTCAAGGAGTTTGTGGGCCTTCCCGTGCATCTTCCCATTGGTGATGATGAGGGGAGGTAGCTCCAGTCCCCCCTTCCTGTGGCGCTCTGCGGCGTACTGCACCATGTCGAGGCAGTGCTTGTTGATCGTTGGCTCCCCACCCCCAAGGGTCACATACTCCCCCAGCCGCTCAGTAAGTTCCATGGCCTGAACGAAGGTTTCCCGGCTCATGTCGGTGCCCTTGGCTGTGGCCGCGAAACAGCAATGAGGGCAGAGCATGTTGCAGCGTGTGCTCAACTGTAAATAAATTTTAGCTCTCCTTGCGGTATTTGTCTGAGTGCTTATCCCGCAGATGCACATAGGCATCGTCATTAACGCAGGTATCCCCCAAGCCCCACACAAGAAACTCGGCCTTCATGGTGGCCGGGAGCAAGTTAAAGGCTTCTCGGCATGTGTCGGGGTTAGCTTCCATCCCGAATTCCTCCAGCACAGAGGCAAAGCCTCTCCACCCACTACCTGAGAACAGTGTGTCGTAGGCCGGTTTCATCGATTCTTCAAGGGTCATGTCATGACTCCAATAGCTTCATGATCTGTGCCCGGTGTTTCGGAAGGACTCTCCAGCCCTCGTCCTTGAGCACCTGATCCATGGCCGCTTTCAGCTCCGTTCCATTGCTGGTGGCGATCTGGTCAGTCATCTCGAATACTGAGTCAAGAATCCCGGCGTACTGGTCTGGGGTTGCGGTGCTGCATGAACCTCCGTAGATGCTGCCGCGTACAGTGGGGATTTCATCGAAGGTGAAGCCGTGCCGCTTGGACACGAACTTCTGATAGAGTTTTTCTGCCATTAGAATCCCACCTCCTTCAGGTTGGTTGGCTTGGCTACTTTGTCCCATTGGGCAAGGTCTTCAGGCCATTGCATTGCCCGTGCCAGTTCTTCGTATTCCTTTGGCGTCAGGGGGATGTCCCGGTCTTTAGGCTGCTTGGTCATCGAAGCCTTCTCCGATTGCTTCAAGGATGCCCTGCTCCACTCTGTCCCAATCCATGTCGGCATTGGTGAGTCCATTCCCGAATATGTTGCAGTCACAGGTTGTGTCCAATCCTTTGAACACCTTGCCCTCTGGGGCGTCGAGAGTGATCATCCACCCGTTTGCTGCACCTGTGTAGGTGGCGTCTAGGGAGCACCCGAAGGACTCCGCTAGTTTCGTTGCTCTGGCTAACCCTGACTTTGCATTCATTCTGCCCTCCTTGGCTGAGTGAAGTTAATTGCACTGATACCTATGTTACCAGTTTGCAAAAGTTTGTCAAGGATTATTTGTCAAAATGGTATATCTAGGTCATCCACGGAGTCTTCCTTCTGCTGCCGGGGTTTTGGTAGCTGCAATTCTCCCCGGTAGGATAGCTGGAAAGCTCTGAGAGCGTCTTTCAGCCTTCGGATGTAGGTGAGTGTCGCCACCCACGCGAAGCCTGCATAGCGCCATACTGTAGGCTCCTTGATGTTGGCTTCCATGTACTCGAACATGGTGTGCCTGTCCTTGAGGGCATGCTTCGGGATCGGGCCATGGAACAGCACCTTCACGTTTGAATGCACGTCCTTCTCCAAAGGCGCACGAGGTAGGTACAGCTTGCCGGTCAGTTGGTCGAGTGTGAATTGCCACGCTCCGTTGATCACCCATCCTTCGATGATGTTGCCCTGTACGTCAAGGACTTCAGCAACCAAGGAGAGCCGCCCATCACTTCCTACCCCGATGTAATCACCCTTCTTCATACAGGTACTCCTCCAGATCAATAAGGGACTCCGCTCTGGCCTGCCCCAGTTCTATCAAGATACGCAGGGCATGAACGTCAAAGCAGGTGGTCTTGCCCAAGATGACCAGCAGTAAATCCGGTTGGAATCGAGACAACTGCTCCAACTGGTCTTTGGTCAGGCGGTTGATTTCGGTGCCCTTGTCAAACTTGGCGCTCACTTCAACAACTCCAGCAATTTACTGATGGTTCTACTGTGCAACACGAGGGCTTTCTTGGACACGAAGCCCCACTCGTGGATGCTCTCCAATGCGGTCAGGGCTACGGATACGATCTCTCCACACTTCTCCCGATGCAGGATGTCCAGTGCGGTGATCGTGTCCTTCAAGATCATGTTCTCCCGTATGATGCCCGAGGGGTCACACATTGTCCCCAACTCGTGGATGTAGTCCCGCAGAGGCTTGGGTAGGGCGTTGATGTTCTCCGGGGTTGGTGTCCATCCCGGCACCCGCAACCACTGGCTGTCCTTGGTGCTATACACCCAGCCATTGCCGGTGGGGATCAGCACGTCCTCACTGGGCATAGTTGCAATCCTCCGTAAGTGCTTCCATAGGCGTGTAACCGTCTTCATAGTAGTCCTTCCAGCATTCTTCCCCTGTGGATCGGGATATGCGATAGCGCCAGCCACAGGTCAGGGCCGCGCCATCAAGGAAGCCCAACCACTGATCGAGGGTGAAGAGGGCATTGGTTTTACGAGCTTCCAGTCTGTCCTTCAGGTTGCTATTGGGCATAAGGGTAGGCTTTCTTTGGGCGGTATTCTTTGGCTACTCTCCGGGCAGAGCGCAGTTCCTTCTCCAGATACAGGATGCGTTCCTCCAATTCCTTTCTGGAATCCTTGGCGCGGGTCTGGGCGTTCTTCGATTGGACGCAGTGGAGCCGGGCGAGTACCTTGTCTTCCACGGTGCTGGCTCTCTTTTCCGTAGTTGGCCCACATTCGCACGAGTGGAATACATCACGGACAAGGGCCTCGATCAATGCGTCTGACCGCTTGCTGAGTTTCTGTTTAGCCACGATGCGCCCCCGGCAGTTTGGCGACCTGTTCAGCCAACAATCGAACATGGGACTCCACATAGTTGAAGTCGGCATACTCGCCCGAGATGATCTTCAAGGTCTGGAAAGCTGGCACCAGATCGTCACAGTGAGCGCAGTCGAAGCCCACCCAGATGCCGCGCCCCATGCGGTAGTGAATCCCGCAAAGATTCTTCCTTGAGCCGTAGGTGATTCCCCCATGCACTTCCAACCCCATGAGTTCTGGGATGTCGTATCCGTACTGGCGACGGCGCTTCTTCAGGAACCGGAATTTGCCACCTTTGATCTTGCTGCTCAGACGCAGGTTCTTGGCATGCACCTTATCCGCCAACGAGCCGTGTGGAAGTTGCACGTACCCCAGCAAGTGACCCATGGTTGGGTGTCGGATGACTACCCCCTTCAGCCCTGCATGCTTTATCAGTTTGAAATCAGGCTCCAGCGACCAAGGGCCTTCAGGGATGACCAGCAAGTTTTCTTTCTTAATGCTCATGGTGATTCCTCTCACGTTGAACTCGGTTTGACTTTCCATGTGGATACGGTCTTCACGTTCGTTAGCATCTGGATACCCGGATCGGCGTGGAAGTTCTTCAGCGCCTCTTTCTCATCTTCCCCCGCTACGATCAAGGTATTTGCTTCGGTAACTCCACTACTGTTGATGAATTGGTAGGTCACTCCCCATGTGGCGGCTAGGGCTTTCCCAAACTTGGAGATGTCTCCTAACTTGGGCACGAATTTCTGAGACATCGTAGTCTCCAGCACAATGTCTGTGATGGTGGCGTTAGGGTACATCTTCTGCACCTTGTACTCGGCCTGTTTGACCGAGAATGCCTTGACCTGCATCATCTTATCGAAGTGGATTCCTATGTCCTCGTTGAATTCCTTGAACTTGACCTCGTACATCTTGGGTTCAGTCGCCTTCAGTAGATCAACCCCGCCCTTCAGGTACTCAGCCTCCTCCTCCGTGAAAGGCTCCTTGTGCTTGTTCTTCACCGCCATGGCCCACGCTATATCTGCCTTGGCGTACTTGTCCATCTCCTTCTGGGCCTGCTGTGCCAGCGAGTCAATGAGGATCGTCTTGGCGTCGTCATTCTTCAGGGCGTCGGCAATCTCTCCCAGCGTATGCAATGGGTCGGAGGGGGTTGGGACTGGTTTATCGTGCCACGTATCCAGCACGGCATCGAAGCCAGCGGCCAGTTCATCATTCAACTCACCACACTTGTGGATTCTCAGCTTTCCACCAAGGACTGACACCAGATACCACTTCCCGGCCTTCTCGTCCCGCACCCATTCGAGAGACTTCTTCCCGCAGTGCTTGCACTTGGCCGGTTTGTGGGGTTGTTGCCCCTCTGCAATTAATTTCACCAGCCGTTCATGCCACCCGGTAGCCGTCTGCCCCTTTGGGATGTTGGAGAAGTTCGGGGTGGAACTGGAGAACTTCCCTGTTGTCGTTCCTTGCAGGTTGAAGCCGGGGTTCAACCACGCCCCTGCTGGGTTCCCTTGCACGGAGGTGACCATGGGGGCGTCCAAGTCCTTCACCTTTTCCACCAAGGAAGCACCAAGATCATCGAGAGCATCATACCCGGCAGCAATCTTCCCGTACTGGGGATCGAGACTGTACTCGCCTCCCGGTGGTTTCTTCTTCAGGTAGGTCAGCTTAATTGCCACTTCGTTTCACCTTGTAGGATACGCATGCGCCCTTGGCTTCTGCACTAGCCAAAAGCTGACGCCAGTATTTGCCGATCTTCTTCTTCAGGATGCTCATCTGGTTGTCCGTCAGGAAGCCTACCCGCTGGTAGAACTTGGCGAAGCTGGTCAGCACCTCGGCGTCAAAGGCCGTGAATCCCACGCTATTGTGCTCATGGGTGGCGTCACTTGCCTTCTCTGATTCAGTCTGCTTGGCGTAGATCGTCAGCAAGGCTTTGACCGCTGCCTTGTCGTTCGTTACGACCAACTTCTGGATGTCTTCTTTCGACCAAACCTTAGCTTCCATCTTGCACCTCCGTGTGCGTTGATCCATGTACAAATGTTACCAGAATCAGCGCGTTTGTCAAGAAGTATTTGCTGCCCTGATGTGAGAAAGGCCCACCATCTGGCAGGCCCTTCAACTGGATTGTAAGAGTTGGGGGCGGGTTAGCAGGGGTGCTCCTAGACCTCCACTAACCCTTACTAGATCGAAAGTCTAGGGGTTCAGCCTCACCGGCTGGGTTTGCCACCTTGCGGATTCTCGACCCCGATCTAGGCACCGGGTAGGACATCAGCAGGGCGGCTAGGATGATTCCGATCATCACGCAGCCATCAGGTTGCGGTGGGCGGCGTATTTGGCGGTCATTTCAACCGTGACCAGATCACCGATTTGTTCGAGGATGACTGCACGGGAGAGGCCGAAGCGCATCACGCCGACTGCGGTATCCACCTTCACGTACTTGGCGTCGAGGCCCAAGAACTTCAGGGTGAAGGCGACACGGCGGCAACCTTTGGCGCTGGTCTTTTTGGTGGGGGCCGGGGCTGCTTGGTTGGCGACTTCAGCGGCGGCTTGCTCGGCTTCCAAAGCGGCGATCATGCGATTGTGGATTTCGTCGTTGATCTCGGCTTCCGTGCCGACCAACCAGCCCGAACCGTCCATTGCTTCGAGCGTCAGGTACTTGGTGCGGTTCTTCTTGGTGGAGCAACCGGCTTGAAGTTGAGCGACTTTCTTGGATTGGTAAGTTTTCATGGTGTGCCCTCCGTGGCGTTGATGAAAGTTGATTCGATGTACTCATCTTACCAGTTTATAAAAGTTTGTCAAATGGTATTTGCAGTTAATTGCATTTATTTTTCAAGCACTGCTGGTCGCTCTACCGTGGTGTCACATATCCCGCAGTTCCAAGACTTGACCAATACCCCCTGCCCCTTCACGGATCGGTTGCGGTAGAACACTTGCAGGCAGTTGCATGCGGCACAGTGCCCTACCGTCTTGTCCCGCAGATGAACCTGCCTATCACGCACGAAGCCACCGCAGGAGGGAATCGACGACCCCTATAAGTACCCCTCGGAAGCCCGTGTAAGCTCTGTAGGGCATTTGTTTGACTTCAGGGATATGAGGTATAGGGAGGCGCTCCCACAAACCCCCACGGCCTTGCCAGTATTCCTTGCTTGCCGGGTGCGGGTACTCCCTCCCGAACACGATGCGCTTGGCCCCTGTGGTCGCCAGCATCTTGATGCAGTGCATGCACGGGCTGTCAGTGCTATAGACGGTGTGGATGTCGTCGGGAAACTTGCACTGGGTCAAAGCATTCTGCTCGGCGTGAATGGCTTCGCATAGTTCCAACCCGGTGCCCGAGGGACAATCTGCGCCAGCACACTTGGAGTCGCTGCAATGAGGGCGATCAGGAGCAACACCGTTGTAACCTGTAGCCAGCACACGACCACGCTCATCAAGGAAGACACAACCCACCTTGCGGCGGGAGCAAGTCCCCAAGCGTGAAATCACAAAGGCCACTGTCAGCCAAACTAGGTCTTTCAGTGTGCCGCGCAATTGCTTCCTTGATTTGTTCATCTGTGTAGTTCCAGTAGAGTTCGGTTGCTACGGATGGGGTCATCCAGTATTCCATGGGATGGGAGAAGTTCCGGGGAGGGCCTTGCATGTCGAAAGCCGCATGCACCCACACAGCCTCCTCGGCGCACATCTTCTCCATAACGATAGGGCACTCATCACACGACCACCCGTAGTCGTCCCCGCAGTAATACTCACCCATGCTGTTGGGAGTATCCACTTCTTTGCCCCCTGAGCATCCTCGGGCTAACACGCGGATGTAGCCCTTGGTGCCGGGTTCTGGTGCTCTGGGTATTCCTGTGGGGCGCACCTTGCCCCGTGCTCTGGCCTGTGTCATCGCGTACCCCACAAAGATAGTCTAGGGATTTCCATGCCTATGGATCGGAAGTGCAGGTTGTGCAGCTTCAGCAGGTGCTCCATGACATCTGGCGGGAAGCCCTGTCTCAGGTTGCCATGCTGATCTGTTGAGTCGGTAATCAGCCCTACCAAATAGCCTTGCAATTCCTCGCTGCCCCAAGTGGTTTCTACGGCCTGTGCAATCTTCTGGTAGGTGGTGCTCAGGTAGGCAATGCTATGAATCAACTGCTCGGGGTCACCCATTAATCGTGGCCCTGCCTTGTCCTTGATCAACTCGATCTGGCGATCAAACTCTGCCTCTGTGAAGAGGTCAGGGAATACCAAGGCGCTCATCTCGTACCCCACGGGCGATAGTTCCGGGGGCGGGTGGTTTCAAGCCTCGACCACATCACCTGACGCCATCCTGAACGGGGTGTGTCCAAGCCTCCACAGGCCCATAGTAGGCAGACACGTTTCTTAGCAATCCTCATGATATTCCTCCAAGGGGATGCCGGTTGTCCGGTGGTAGGTGCCGCCCAACAAAGGATCAGGAGCGCCTACGGGTTGCACTACTCGATTCTGCTTACCCTCAGCCTCGCACTCGTTCAGGCAGGACGCATGAACCATGTGCTTATTCCCGATGGGATCGACAAAGACTTTGTAAGAGAGCTTGCCATCGACCACCACTAGATCGCTTCGGCAGTTCCAACAGGGGGTTGTGCTCTTGCTCATTTGATCTTCCTTTCCTTGAACCCTAGACCTCGGTGCTGCTCGGACTGGAAGCAGATAGCCGTGTCGTCGGAGTGGCACTTCATTTCAAGGGACTCGCTGTGCCCACAACAGGTGCCGCTCACCACGAATCCCGCACTTACTGGTTTGGGCCACATCCACCAACGCCCATTGGATTCCGGCTGCACCTTGACACGAGCCATCATCTCGGCAACAGCTTGATGCACCAGCAGGTCAGGAAAGGTCACACCAATGTGCCTCGTGGGGTGCCCTTCCGATGTGCATTCAAATACGATGTACTTCATATTCCGTCTCCGTCCCCTACGCATAGACCTACACCATAGTCGTTCATGCGTAGCAATTGAGTATCGTCATCTCCACGGCTTTTCAGGTGTAGGGTGGTCGATTGGCCGTGGCACTCATCTACATCAAACAGGCTGACTTCACCTGCCGATATGGGAGTTGATTCTGCACTAAATGCCTCACGCAGCAAAGGGATTAAGGCTTCAGCCACGGATGAATGCACCAGCAGTGCAGGAAAGACAACGGGAATGTCCATGCACAGCTTGCCATGCACCCGGAAGACGATGTATTTCATGTCCCGGTCACCAGCTTGTAGGCTTTCTCCGTCAGGCCCCGCCATTGATGGGAGGGGTGGCGTCCAAAGATGGTCGGGTAATTGGAACCACGATAGGGGCACCACTCGTTACCATCCCAGTACCGGCGATTGCCTATGATCTTCATGTTTCCCAAGCGGGGGAATCCCGGCTCGTTCCTTACCTCGTACTCACCGGGCAGATCGGGCATGATCTCGGCGCTGATCCAATCTGTTCTGCTGGCATCGGTCGTCATGATTGCCCCTTCAGTGCCAGTGCTTTGTTCCGCTCTGCCTTGCGTTGCCGTTTGGCCTCGGCAGCGGACTGGGTGGCGCTATCGTCACGGGCACCTTGCCGCCGATTTACCCTGTGAAGGAAGACGGTCATCCCGCTACCAAAAGCCGCATCACGCATGTGGGTGAGTGCCTTGCCCTCCAGCTTTCCCTCTGGATCGGTTTTTCTAGCCTGCCTCTTCGACCTCATGACTTCTCCTCTAACTCAGTGCCATCAAAATGATAACTGCCAAGAGCACGTACCAAAAGACCTCTCGGTAGGTGCCCACACGTTGCATCAATGCCCTACTCATTTCTTCAACTCCATCAGATCAAATACGATCTTCCTCATGTCCTCCAGATGGGACTTGGTTGCCGACAACTCACCGGGGCTACCTACGTCGGTCGGGCGCACACCTGAATTCCACAACTCGTTCATCAGGGAGGTGGCCGACTCGTAGGTCAGTTCCATCATCGGGGGTATCTCCATCCCCTCCGTGCCATCCTCTGGGACAACCACGGTGAAGGGTTGCACGACCCCATCCTTGCTGCCGTTGGTTCCCTTGATATGCCCATACACCCGAAACGCCTTGTGCATGATGTCTTTGTTCGCCCAGAACTCCAAGCCCTTGAATACCATCACCCCCTCCTGTCGGTCATTGTCCTGCGGTCATCGGGGTAGTCTTCGCCTATGGCGTCTTGCAGGAAGCGGCGCTCCCAGTTGTCGGCCCTGCGTCTGCGAAGGGCGGTGTCCTTGTCCAATCCGATCAGGGAATGGGACTTGACCTTGGCCTCCATAAAGGTGATTGCGCGTCTTACGTGGGCTGGCTTGTGGTTGAGGTATCGGGCATTCAGGGCGGCTATCTCCGCGACCAAGACACCCACCGAGAACGGTACGATCAGGATCACGTTGCGCCACACCTTCTGACAATCAGGGCACTTGTGCTGCTCGATATGCACTATCCCTACAACTAGGCGCATTACGCCTGTGCTTCTCCCACAAAACGGACAATCAACCATGGTCACTCCCTCAATCCCAACTCACTCAACGTGGCATACACCACTGGCTTATCCGCTCTCTTCGGGCTGTCTAGGCGCACCTTGTAAAGGTCGTCGGATAAAGCTGCCTTGTTACTGCTTCCTTGTATCAGCAGTTCTATCACCCCTGTGTCGCCACCCTTGGCAATGAATCTCCAAGGAGCCACCTTATGTGCAATTAGCTGCACAGGAGTCCCGATTTCCAATACGTCCCAAGTGACCAGAGGAAGCCCCCTAACCGCTTGGATGCCTATAGGCAAAAGCCCCACATCTTGCAGGGCCTTGCGATTCGACAGGATGGATCGTATCGACTTGAACACGCTAGACCTTGATGAACTGCTTCTCGAATTCGGCCTTGTCCATGTTCTGGATCGAGATGATCTCCTTCTCGCCCACAACCTTGTGGTACTGGACATCCATCTCCCCGAAGCGCCCTTGCTGGAGGCTTCGGATTTCGGCCACTGCCTTGTAGGATTCGGCGGTGTCGGCCTTCTTTACGAAATACGGATACTGGGTGGTCATTGCTGATCCTCCTGTTGGTGCTGCGGTTGAACAACCTTAGTGAATTTGATCTCGAACTCTTCCTTCTCCCGGCAGAAGCTATCATCCGGTACGCCCCGTGTGTGGTAGAGCATCATTACCTGCCCTGCCTTTGCGGAGTTGGTGCAATTAATGGACTCGCCCACAACGGTGTAATGTTGCCCGGTCTTATTGTTCTTCACCGGGTAGCGGTCTGCTCGTTTGTACATCATGGCTTCATCTCCCTGCAAATCTGCTTACCATCCCGCCCATACCGTGGGCTGAAGTCATTGTGCCGCAGGTACTCGCACCCTGTTTCCGCATCCACCCAGATATGAGCCACCCTTATGGGACTGATGGCACTGGGCCTCTCCTTGGACTCGGCATGGGTGGAACCGATCATTACTCCCGCCAACAATGCTACAGCCGCCAGCAGTAGCGCCCTCCCCCACTCGCTCATGGCTTGATCTCCTCGATCTCCCAGCAGCGAACACGCACGATGTCTTGGATACGGGGAGTGTCCATCTTCATCTCGTACAGGCGGTAACGCTCTGGGTCTTCATCGGTGAGGGCACCACCCGTGGGAGGCCAGCTTTTCACGATCACGCCTGTGTCCCCGGTTTGGTATTGCTTCAACCACGAGAACAGGTCGTTGGTGATGCGGACTGGGGTGCCGTCATGGAGGTACTGTGCGGCCTTTTTGCCGAGCTTTTTGGGCTGGCTGATAGGTGGGGTAGGGTCAGCCTCCCCAAGGCCAACAGCATCTAATGCGTCCTTCTGGCGTTGGGTCATTTCCTCGACCGGCGCTGCTACGGGTTTGGCCGTATCCGTACTGGCGGGGTTCTTCTTGACGCCGAAGATCAGCTTCTTCTTGGCGAGTACGGCATCCGTGGCCGCATAGATTTCCTGAGAGATTTGGGCCGGGGACTTGCCCTTGCCCAACACGATGACCTTCTTTTGTGCGGGGGGTGTTTCGGCTGGTTTCTTGATCAACGTTATTGCCATTTTGAATCTCCTTGAAAGGGACGCACCACACGCGGGTCGTACCTACCTTTACTCGTTTGAACTGTTGCTCTGCTTTGGTAGTGCATTCTGCCTTGTTGGGCATCACCACTGTCTCGATGCTCGGCCTGTAGTGAGGGAAGGCCGACAGGTAGGCGATGACCAACAGGTGCTTCACTGCAAGCCACCCATAGTGGGCATCTCCGACAGATCAAACGAATGCCCATACTGTGGAGGGGGCGGGAGGGGTTGGGTACTCGCCCTCATGGCTTTCCGCAACTGGCCCACATGGGAATGAACCTCCCCCAGAAGGTCGGACACCTGCATGGAGTAGATCGAGTTCAAGAGGTTCTGCATTTGGGTCGTCTTGCCCTGTGACTGGGTTCGGGCATAGGACATCAAGCTGGTGGTCAGGGCCTCCAGATCATGAAGCCGGTCATCGTTCATGAGGCGCACACACAAGGCCCCAATCGCCACGAAAGCATCTGCCCCCTCCGGGCCATCGAGTAGCTCCTTCAGGTGGGTGAAAGCCGCAAACTGGTTATCGTTATAGCGGCGGATCATGTCCTCGCCCATGGCCTTCATCTTGCAGGTGGGGGCTTCATCACAGGAAGCACAATCATGTCCGGGTAGCATCACTTGGCCTTGAGTTCAAAGGTGTCAGCGGCGGCGTGTTCGATGCCCACATAGCGGCGGGTCACTGTGCCATCCTTGGAGAGGGCGAAGGTCTCGATCTTCCAAGTGTTGTCCGGGTAGCGGGGGTTCAGCGGGATGCCAATGCCGGTCACGGACAGGCCATTGGTGCCCAGCCCCGAATTGGTGACGACGATCTGGCCCACTGTGTAGGGGCACGTCTGCTCTGCTGCCTTCTGGAGCAATTCTGTGCGGGTCTGGTTCTGCTCTTCGATCTTGCGATCCAACAAGCGGACATCTTCAAAGATTGATGCTGTGCTGAGGCTCATGGCTTCTCCTATTGAACGAACTTGAGGGTGAATAACTTCTGGGCTGCTTCGATGCAGTCTGGGATTGCCTTACCGATGGACTTGTAGAAAGTGGGATGCACGATGCACTCGTAGCCCAAGGAGAGGATTGCCCGTTCCTGCTGGGTCATCCCGATCCTGAAGTCCTTCACCACCCGCAGTGCTTCTTTGATTTTGCCTGCCTTGAAGGCTTGCACTGCTTTGGCGGTTTGTGATTGAGCCTTACTGAGTGAGTCTTGCATGGTGCCCTCCTTGGCGTTGTTTGATTCGATGTAGCTATCTTACCCGATTTCAAAAGTTTGTCAATAGCCCTGATGCAGTTAATTGCATTTTATTTCACCACGATTCTTAGTGCGTGTAACAGTTCCGCCTTCTCGACCCCGCATTCGACACCTCGTAGCCGGGCAAGTGCTTCTACCCCGTTCAGGCCGATGAGAGAGATTCCTTCACGCATCTGGGAGGCGTACTTCGACAGGGCCTCCACCTTCAGTGCCCATTGAGCGGTTACATCCACATAGACACCTCCTCGGTTCTGGCCTTCAGTGCCCCAGAAGGATTGAGGGTATTCATAGGCTGCTACCACGGAGGGCTGGTGCTTGGCGATACTCGGTCTGGTGGCCGCTATGCCCACCTCCCAGCAATACTTGTGGTCTTGGTGGCTGGAGGGTGTGGGGATCAGGACTTCATCAGGCTTGAACTCATCCTGTATCCGGTCAAGGGCTGCGACCATCTCCCCCATAGGGAACATGTTCAGTCTTGAGTCGAAGCCGGGGGCGATGATCTCGAACTGCTGGACACCGAGAACCTTGAGGGATTCGATGAATTCCTTCTCCCGAGTGCAAGCGGAGACCTCGGCCTGTCTGTGAAGGAACTGGATAGACCCTATGGTTGCCAAGGCGACGAAGACCTCCCCGCCTTCTTCGATGACTTTGGCGATGTAGCCCCCGCACCCGATCTCCATATCATCGGCGTGAGGAGACAACACCAATACCCGCTTACCGCGCTGTGCTAATCGGTTCATGCTTGTTCTCCTTGTAGATTATCCTTGGCCTTGTTCAGCGTGTCCTTGATCGACTGGGGCACGTTGGCTATAGACACGTTATGCAGTGCCCAGATTTCCCTTCTCGTGGTCAGCCCATAGACCACCCCTGCGAGGGCGTCTGAGATGTCCTTACTGGAGTGGGCCGGGTGGTCGATCTTGTTCTTCTTCGTGTCCTTCTCCAATGAGGCTAGTTCCTTCTGGAGTTTGGCATGCTCCGGGATACTGAGCCGCCCATCATAGAGAGCATTCTTCACGAAGTCATACGGGGCGGTCGTCGTGTCGATGGACTGGTAGCCCACAACGAAGCCCTTCTGTTTGAGCAACTGCATTGTGTCTCTGCTCTGGAAGGAGTCAAGCGTCACCCACTTGATGTTTAGGCCCATCTTCTTGAGGGCGTACAGCACCTCTCGAATCTTGTAGAAGAGGATTTCTCCCCCCTTAGGCGGCTTCACCTCTAGGGCTACGTCTATCCAGATGTCCGGGAGCAATTCCTGCCCACCTCCCCGATCAACGTTCTTGAAGCCTCTGGCCGTTCCTATGCAAACGCCTGCACTGTCCCCGCTGATTGCCAAGTCGATATGGGCGAACCTTGGGAGTTCTGGCTTGAAGAGCTTCTTGGGGAATATCTCTACCTTCGTATCCACGAAATCGACAGTGTTTCGCCCAAAGGCAATGAAGTCCTTCCGCATTGATCGGGAGATACTGTCACGGTCTTGGATGAACGGATGGGTAGCCAACGTACTTACACCGGCAATATCCCGCAATGAGTTCATGATGTCCTGTTCAAACTCAAGGCGGTACTCCTCCGGTATCTGCATTATCAGGTGCAGATCGTTGAGGGCTACGTCTTCCTTCTCCTCTAGGATACGGGGGCGGCGGGATTCATCGCCAATGAACAGGCTGAACCAGTTGCCAGAGAATGAGCCTTCTGGCTTGATGTCCCATGTGCGCTTGTCGTAGATGTAGATGGTGGTCTTGCCATACAAGTCCAACTCTCCCTTAGCGTCCTCTTCCTTCTTGTCCGTGAATTGGCCGGGGAACCGTTTGGATGACACCAAGCACAACAGGCCGGGGAGCTTACCCGCCTGCATAAAGCGGGACTTCCTTCGCCGTGCAATGCTGTTGTAGAGCGCCACAGCCTGATCGTAGGAGCCTCCATCCACACTAGCCTTAGACTTCTCGATCAGGGCCATGAAGTTCATTTCATCAATCACGCCCCCAATCACGTTCTGGCCGATTGCCCCTGTCTCGGAGCCTGACACTGGCTTCACGATGATTCGGTTGGGGAAGCGCAACTCGCTTAGGATGTCCTTCTGGAACGGGAAGTGTTCCTTGAAGTAATCACTCTTCTCGATCATTGCCTTGAAGCGTTCGTAATCCACTGCCTTGGCGAGGGCCGCGTTGATGGACTGGAACACGAACAGGATTTCAGAACTGGGATCGAGGCCGAACAGGGCGTGAGGGTTCTTGTAGCAGGACAACAGATACAACTGGTAGGCAGTGCTGTACAGGGCAATGGTGGATTTGCCCGTACCAATGGCCCCTGTCAATACCGCTTCTTGGTAGTCCCCACTGTTGATGTCCTCCATGCACTTCATCACCTCAGGGTACATCACCCCTTTGGCGTTCATGAAATACTTGTCCTCGATAAACTTCTTCACGGAGACCGGCTTGCAGCGCATCTCTAGGCCACGGGACATCGGGGATTTGCCCTTTCCCTGCTTACGCATGTGCTCCACCTGAGCGACCATGACCTTGTACCACGCGATCCTGTCGTCCGTCTTGGTGAAGCTGCTGGCGGTCTGGAGTGCTGCCTCTGCTGCGGCAGTCCCCAAGGCGAGGGTGAGGTAATTCCGGGCTGCTGCCTCTACTACCTGAAGACTAGAGTGAAGGGATGTCATGATCCTTCTCCACTTCAAACTCTTCCAGCACCTTCATGAATGCCTGTGCAGCCACCTCCATCTGGTGCGAGGATTCCTGCTCTGCGATCACATGCGACTTGCCCTCGGATTCCACCGTAGTGATCCCGCCTTCCTTGCTGATCTTGGTCACCTGAGGCACACGACGCAGGGTGCCCAAGTCGAAGGACAGTTCTGCATACTGCTGCACGAAGCCCCCCAACGTCTTGAGTTCCCCACCCATGGAGCCGAACAGCATGGGCATGTCCTTCTCACGCTTGTACAGCTTGGACACCCGAGCCTTTTGGACGGTGATCAACTCGGCCACTTCCTTCAGAACGTCGAATTGCTCAATCGCCTCGGCAATGAGCTTGACCTTGCTGTCTTCCCGCATCAATTCCGCACGAACGGCTATGGTTTTGTCGATGACCTCCCACTTGTACCTGTTCAGGTACTTCCTGAGGGGGTTGTCGGAGAGGTCTTTGAACACGCCCCAGCCTTGTTGCAGCGTAAAGATGATGTCGGTGATCGAC